CACGACTTAATAAAATTCTTATTGTTGCCTGTTCCTACATATGGAGTCCATCTTGTAAATCCATTTATGTCCTGCGCTCTCATAGTATTTAGAACCGCACCAGTGCCATCATGATTTATCAAGAAAGCCCAGTTAGCATCCTCTGTGGTAGTGCCCGACAGAAGTGCCATATCGACTGGCTGGTTAATAAGCTGCGACGACAAAACAGATATATCTGTAGATATGTAAGCGTCCTCATTGAAGCTAAAGACATATTGGCGGAGAGTGTTGCCATTCTTATCAACAAACAGTGTAGCGCCATCAATAGACTTAGACTCCAAATTGAGTGAGCCATGCTGTGTCTGTGCCACTACCTGAATGTCAGATGGAGTCTGACCCTTAACCAGGAACTCACCACCTGAGCAGAACACCTGCAATCCCCTGTCAGGGTTAATGTCTACAATGTTAGTCAATCCGCGAGAGTCAATCGTTACAAAGATGCCCTCATCGTCATCACCCTTCTCGCTAAAGAAGTCAAAGTAGTTGCCTGACCTAGAGGCAAACAAGCTCTGTGGCTTAGACTTTGTACCGCCCAGCCATAAACGTCCCTCAAAGAATACACCGACCTTGGGGTATCCTCTGGTTGCAGACCAAACATCCTCGGAGCGAGACTGGCCCTGCTGTGTTATGGAGAACGCTATAGTGTCATTTGCACTGCCACTTGTCGGGAATCCAGCAAACAATTCATAATCACCTGCTGACCCATTTGCCATTGTGATTGTGTAAGTCTTAGTGTGCGTTCTAGTTACAGATATACCGCTAAACCCGAATACTGGCATATCTTGTAAATTCTTTTGCATATGGAATGCAGTTGAAGATTGCTCATCAGCATTACTATCACCAGAATAGGTCATGTCTTTACTGAGGACTCCATTAACGTCAATCTGGTATTTTTGCCCATAAGTAAACCCACTAAATGTGCAGACCTGAATTGCAGGTATAGCCAAAGGACTGTACGAATCACTATAGTCATACTGAGGTACATTCACAAAAGGAATGTTATCTACTACAAATGCTCCAGCATTGTCATCACCACTGAACACAATCCGTATTGGCGGGTAGTCTTCATGGAACATGAGCATTACATTTTCTGTCTGAGTGTCTCTTACCTCAGAAGTGTCTGACTGCGTGTATGGAACAACTACATCAGCGACATATACTGTATCAGTGCTTCCAGCATGGGGAGTTCTGTAAAACCTAAGATTACCTGGAGTCAATACAGCTAAGTAGTTCTGGTCTACGCCATAATGCCAGTCAAATGTCTTGGCCTCATAAATACCAAGCCCCTCGTTCTTAAAGCCAAACTCACCAATTTTTATTCTGTAATTTCCAACAGCAGGAATAACGCCGGTAATTCTCCAGTAACGCTTAGACAAGTTATCTATCTTAAATCTAATGTTTCTTGGAGATACGTTGTCTATTCTCATGGAAGTCAGAGTAGGACTAACAGTAGTCCAGTCAGCAGGGTCTGATCCGCCAACATCTGAGTGCTGTACTGTAATAAATCCACTTTGTTCTGTGCCAGAAGGTGATACCTGATCAACAGTGATATTCCTGACATCAATAAAATAGTTTGTAGATGGCGAACCTAGATCATACTCGGCCACAACAAAGCTAAGGCCAGTAGTGATTGCGTTGGTTATACCAAATGTTTCGTCATCACCATCATTGAGGTTAGCGGCAGTGCCACCATTGGGCATAGTAGGATTGACAGCAGTTTGCCGAGTCAAAGAGCGAACAATGCCTTCAACAAACTCTGTACCAGGTCTGCGTTTAACGCCACCTTGAGGGACGATAACTACATTCTCAGCGCTCTGTGCGCCCTTGTAGTATTGTTCAAGATCGGTGCGGCCTAGTAGTAGCGGTGATAGCTCTCCACTGGCAAAGCTGGACTGCTTGTATTGCGACTTAGGCATTAGAACCTCACGTTAATAAATGGGCGATCCTGAATAGGTGTTTGTGGATGCTGCTGTGAGTCAGTGTAACGAGCCATACGGCTTGCATTGATGTACTGTTGAGCCATCAGTTGCATTGAGCTTGCACTGTCGCGTATAGCTGGAGCAAACTCCATAGCCAAAGCATACTCAATCATTTTTGAAAAATATGGGGGCCACTCTGATTCAGGAGCACTAGCAATATAATCGCAGAATAAGCTGCCAGATATATTACAATAAACCTTGTCACCAATAATTTGGTATTTGATGTTTGGGTTCAACTTGATTAAAACCAACAAATCAGCAGGGAGCTGATAAGAATATTGCCACTCATTCCCAATAGGGGATTCAGCAGTCAAGGATAGTTGAGCCTTCTTGCGAGCAAAGCCCCAGCGGAACTTTGTTAATTCATTCTGTACTACGCTATCGTATAAGTTGTTGGCGACAGTCTCTGCACGAGAGTTGCCCGACAAAGATGTAACAGGCAAGTCACCAATTAAAATTAAAGCATTAGAAATTAGCTGTATCTTACTTGCCATAATAAACCTATATTACATTGTAAAGAAAGGGGCCACCGAAGCAGCCCCATCCAGTCTTACATTAAGCAGTCTGAGTGTACTGAACTTTAACGATACCGTCAGTGTCGCGAGCAACAGCGCCAGCCTTCAGCATACCGTTACACAACCAAGAGGTACGATCAGCGATCCAGTCAATGCTAGTCTTCATGTCGATGCCGATAGCCAGGCCAACAGAAGGACGCGCAAAGAAGTATGAATCAACTACGTTAGAAGCTACAGTCAGGCCACCCTCAGTGCGATCTTCAAGGATAATGAACTTGAAGCCAGCCAGAGTGTCGATGTCACCGTTTACCAGAGCCTTAACGTTCTGATAGTCAGCAGAAGTAGCCTTCTCGTCATTGAGCATACCGCCAAGACCCAAAGCGTTTACAGCAGCAAACAGCTCAGAGTTAGGTACACCTTTCTGACGCAGAGCAACCTGTGCAGCGATTACTTTGTCAAGGTTCAGGTTAGTTCCAGTGCCACCTTCGTCAGTGCCAACAGTAGCAGCATATGCGCCTGCATTGTCCATAGCATCAATAACGAGCTGATCACAGCGACGACCAAGAGAGTTAGCAATAGTGCTAGCCAGTTCTTGCTTCTCGTCGAAGTTTACTTCTTGAGCATCAAAGATATCGGTGTACTCAGGAGCATTCCAGTTAGCCAGAGTAGCAGTCTTAAACTCGTGGCTTACGTTCATTGCTACTACTTCAGCAGAGGTAGCCTTTTGGTTGGCTAGGCCTTTGCCCATTTTACGGAACTTGTAAGTGTCGCCTACAACATTGTTACGAACAGTAACAGCAGACTTGAGCAGACCAGTACCCTGGTATGCGTGCTTAACCATACTGTCAAATTCTGTGACAGCTACAGATGATAATACGTTACTCATAATGATTTCCTCGAAAAAGAGTAATAAATAATATAAAAGTTTTTCAAGGTTTTTGCTGAGTACCCAGTAAATTGGTCAGCTTCAACCTAAATTTACCGGGCCTTGTAGAGAAAGGGGTATCCAGTGTGTCGATTATACACCTTTTACCCCTTGTAAATCAACCGAAAGTGCGGATGTTGGGCTTATCGCCGCCAAATTCCTTCATCATTTTTTGGATTTTACGCTCATGGTTTGCATCAATGCTTCTTAACAACTGACCATCACCAGCGGTCTTGAACATTTCTGCTTCAATGTCAGACCATGTAAGACCAGTAGGATGCTCTCCACCATCGATGGGTAGCTTGGCAGGAGCAGTAGCTTTGACCATGTACTCGATAAGCTGGATTGACTTGGCATCAGTAACCAGGTCGCGAACCTGATCATAGGTATCACTATCCAAATTGTTTCTTAGGAATCCCTCAACATTCTTGATTCGCTCAGATGCGTTGCTACCTAGCTGTGCAAGTTCTTGCTCTTGGTTGACAGACTCGACTGCTTCACCCTGGGCAGACAACAACTCCCACGCTTCACCAAAGGCTTCTTGGCTCATGTTGGTCTTGCTGGCAAACTCAGTTAGCTCTTGCAGTAAAGCATCATCAGCTTCAATTCCTTCTGGGCCTTGATAGCCATCTTTTGGTGCGCCAGTAAAACCACCAAACTTCTTCTCTAGTTCAGTGTAGGCTTTGGCTTGTTCAGCGACAGACTTATACTTGTCGCCTTTGTACCATTCGGGCATATCGCCTGTACCCTTGATACCATCGGATAGAAAGTATTCTCCTTCACCAAGTTCGGGAGTGCTTGCATCCAGCAGGGTGTCGCTTGTTGTTTCTTCTATTGCGGCCTGTTCTTCTAACATAATTAATCCTTACAGTATTTTAGCTTGTTGCATTTGGTTGATGATAAATTTAATAACACCCGACTCACCGTTATGGTAAGCAGCCTCGTAATCAACATTTGAGGCACTAAAGGGAGTATCATTGTTAAAGATAAAACGCTGCGTCATATCTTCGAGCACGCGCTTCCCGATGTCACCTGAGAAGCACTGACTGTACGCCCTAGCCAATTCAGCAGCGGCTCTTCTTTTCTCTGCATTAGCCACCTTTGCCTGTTCTGCATCAGTGGTAGCTTGATTTATATTGTCCCAACTCATAGAGCAGTTTGACCTTGATCAACAGGTGGAGTCCCTTGAGTCTCCATACCTTGCTGCGCCGCTTGTGCGCCAGCCATAATGACTTGTTGTTTCTCAGCATCACTACGAACCAACTCGGCGGGAACGCCAGCTTTACCGGCAACCCATGTACCAAAGTCCTCTAGCTTAAATCCAATCTTGGCTTGATCTGGGCCAGCAGTCTGCAATACAAACTGTACGGCTTGCTGTACGTTTATAATGTCCTCACCGTCCTGCGCTCTAGCCAATGGGGATGTAAACTTAATAGCGACCTGGCGACCATCTAGTTCGATTGGCGTAATGATACCACGACGAGTCAGGATAGAAGCAACTCGCTTGATGATTGGGATCAATACTTCGGTCTGTAATCTGCCGAAGGCAGAGCCGATGCGTTTTGCCAGTTCACGCGACTCGATGGCAACCTCAGTGGCGGATCGCACAGCACCAGTAGGATCACGAAGATCGTTGAATAGTGCTTTCTTGATGGCCATTTGCATTTCATTAATTTGGAACTGAGCTAACTGTAAGTTTGATCCTGTGTCTAATCGCTGTATCGATGGGTTAGAAGAGTTATTAGAACCAACTGGAATAACAATGCCTGGGCTTATACTCAAGTTGTAGGGGTTAGTCACGCCATCATCAGTTGCCGTATACATACCCGCCAGGTCAATAGCGGCTTTTTGGAGCACAAACTCCTTGGCCTTGTTGAGTGATCGCACATCAGGGAGAGCCTGCAGTGCTGGGCCACGACCCCTGATCTCACCAGCTACCTTACTATAACGACCTGTTACCCAAGGACTAGAAGAGCCAAAGTCTTGCGTCCAGCTAACATGGTTTTCCTTTGATACCCATACGCATCCATAGTAGGTCTTGGTTTTGGGCATATAGACTACACCTTCGCTAACATCTATGTCAGCATCAGGACTTTTTTCTATGACGTTCTTGATGTTTTCGGAGGGCTTAAAACCTTTCCATGTACGCTCAAGGTTACGAGCCTTTACCTTAAACCTGCGCCAATGCGTCTCAATATTTCCATGGGGGCCTTCCTCAAAGGCTATACCCTTCTGTGGGATAGCATTGAAGATGATAGGGATCTCGTCGTTCTCATCCTCATCAATACGTAATGTACCTGTACCAATCAATAGGTCTAGGGCGTGCTCATAGAACTGAGTAGCAAAGTTAGATCGGTTGATGTAATCAAAGATTGTCTCTGCTTGCTGCTCTAGGTTGGCCTGAATGTCCTCTAGTGAGACATCAAAGTTACCCTGCTCCAGAGTCCTTACTACTTGCTCAGAAGGCTCAAA